GAATAGCGATCGTTTGGGTTATTCATTCGCTATTGAGACACATTTTCGGGGCTTAGCTTCGAAAATAATCTAATTCCTAAGTCCTTGCTGCTGGCCCTGTTGACTCTCGGGTAAGCTCTTGCCGAAAAATAAAGCTTGACAAGCGTCTCAAAGTATGGTATACTAGAAGTAGGGTTAAGGTATTGAGAAGAGGTTTTCACTTGGCAAAGAAATCAAATAAAAGCACGTTCGCCAGGGGAAGACCGGTGACGCAACTCCAGAAAGAGATGCTCATCCAGGCCTACGCGCTCTGTGGCAACAAGTCCCAGGTCGCCAGGGAGGTCGGATGCTCAGTTGGCACCGTCTCCAACGTGGTGAAAGAGGCTGAAACCGACAAAACGCTCCAGAAAGCCAGGATCACAGCCCTGGAAAGCGTTGCGGGCCAGCTGCACGGCAAGACTGTGGACATAATCCAGTCGATTGGCCCCGTAGATCTAGAATCCGGCCTGATTAAGACGTACGCGGACAAGAATGACCCCACAAAGCTTACCGGTGTCCGGGCATACGGCCCATCTTTGCTCCAGAAAGTGACCTCAGCCGCTATTTTTACCGATAAGCTGAAGGTCGTCGAGGAAACGAAGCAGTGTATCATGCGGGACCAGGCAGAGGGCAGCAATGAACTCATGCTCCCCAGCACGGTGCAAGGGGCCCTTAAATTGCTTGGCAAGAAGATCAAACGGATCAAATTTATCGATGTCCAGTTTAATTCAAAACACGAAGACACTGTTTCGAGGTGCCAGGACGTGGCGCACCGCGCTGAGTTGAACCCCAACGTCGACGAGGCCGATTTCGAGGAGATTGACTTCGATAACCCAGAATAGCGAGCGGGCTGGCGAAAGCTAGCCGCCAGGCGCAAATAACCGGAAGATCCGGCACAACGAAAACAAGAGATCTAGCCGCAGATCACTGCACCTAGCAAACGCTCGCCTTAAATCTCTGGGAGGGGATCATGGCCGGAATACCACATGATCCCAACATCCGTACAGAGGATCTGACCCTCAGCGAACTCCACGACCTGATTCGTGAGATTTCCGCCATTGAGGCGCTCTACGACACCAACAAAATCCTATTCTACAAACCCCTGCCCCAGGGCGATCAGGGGCGTTTCTTTCTGCTGGAGCAATCCAGAGTCAGACTCGTTTTGGGCTCCAACCGCTCAGGCAAAACCGCAACAGGCGCTGTAGAGGCAATAGCGCACGCTCTGGGCTACCGGCCTTGGCTGCCCGAAGGTCATCCGCTTCGCATTGTACGTTTGCCGAACGGCGAGCCCATTCCAGTTCCGAATATCGGCCGTGTGCTGGCGCAGAACTACCGCCAGGCTATTAACCAGACCATCTGGCCCAAGTACCAGGAATGGGCTCCACTCCATCTCATCAAGCGGATTGTCCGCAACGCGCAGGGCATCCCGACTGAGCTTTACTGGGTCAACGGATCCATCACCTATTTCATGAGTGACGATCAAGATGACATGGCTTTTGAAGGCCCGAACGGCCATTGGGTTTGGATTGACGAACCATGCGGTCAACGTAAGTATACTGGTCTTCGTCGTGGTCTTGTTGACTTCGAGGGCCACCTCTGGATGACGATGACCCCTCTTGGGGCCTACTGGATTAACGAGAAAGTCGTTGAACGCGCTGAGGTCCCCGGATCCGGTGTAACCATGTTCAAATTCTCGATCTGGGATAACCTGATCGAAAACGGCGGCTACCTGTCCAGGGCAGCGGTCGAAGACTTCCTCGCAGACTTGAGGGAGGACGAACTTGAAGCACGACTCCACGGTAACTTCATCCAGCTTGCTGGGCGCGTCTACAAGGAATGGGAACCCAGAGAACCCTACTGGATTGATCCATTCAGCATACCGCCGTCATGGCCTCGGGTCTGCGTTATTGACCCGCACCCGCGCAAACCGATTGCTGTTGTCTGGCTCGCCGTGTCTCCCGATAACCAGGTTTTTGTTTACCGGGAACTTTTTGACAAATCTCTTGTCGACGTCGAATCCGTGGCCAACAAGATAAACGAACTGGAGACGGACGAAGATGGCAACCGCGAACCTATCGTTACGAGAATCATTGATGACAGTTCTCAGCAAACGGAGCGCACTTCTGGCTCGACTGTCAAAAAGATGTTCTGGGCATACGGGATCCGGTGCGCTCTAGCCAGCAAGCGAAACGCCGAAGCCGGGTACGACGCCATCCACATCGCCTTGAAAAAGGGCAAATACGAATGGGACGAACCCGCTCTTGTGGTGTTCAAGAACTGCCCGACGGTCAAATCCAACTTCATGAACTTCGCGTTCGATGATTGGCAGACGTCCGGACAGCGGGACATCATGGGCGAGAAGGACGCAATCAGGAAGACGCACGACGACTTCATCGACTGCATCCGTTATTATTACCAGGCCGGTTGGGACTACTACCGTCTCAAGGGCCAGATGCGCCAGCAAGAGCGCAAAGCTTATGACGACGAACTCGAAGACATGAGCAAGAAATTCTCAATCAACATGCCGGGCAACCAGACCGGGTATGGAAGGAAACGGTAATGCAGTTCGAATCACCGGAAGCCCAAGAGCGATTTGAAAAGGCTCTTGACAGACTTCGTGACATGCTCGGCATTCCGCAACCAGAACATCGAAAGAAGAAACGAAATGGCTGACGCTCTATCCAGAACCATGCGCGCGCGAGTACGCCTCATCCGCGATGGTGGCGACATGCACGACCAGGTCTTCTACGATCCGGACGTTTCGTTCGACGAACATACTCACCAGCGCGTGGTACTCGCGACCAACATGGCCACCCCATCACAGGTGGACATGGCCGGAGTATCCTCCGCTGGCTCTTTGTTCTTGAAGACTGATCGCGACATCAACGTGGGGATCAATTCCACCACCAAGATCTGGCCGGTCGGCGAGAACGGCTGTGTCATGCTTGTGGGTACGTTCACGAAGCTGTACCTCCAGAATGAGTCCACCACCAATCAGGCGACGGTCGATCTCGTCGTCACGGACTAGGAGCCAGCATGCCGATTCTAGAACACAAATTTCAAAAGAGTCGGGGCAAATGGCTGCTGTCTGAAATCAGGCAGGCCATTCGTGACCGCCAGAAGCTTGACGCCAAGCTAGAACTGGTCAGGGCCCTGTACTGGATGGACAAGGATCCAGGGCTGGTCCCGTGGGAGGGTGCGAGTGATATCCACCTGCCCGTCATCTACGAGAAGATCGAGACGTCAGTCCCGAAGCTCACCAACGCCTTTTGGGGCACAGAGCCCGCTGTCCACGTCAAGCGCGTGCCAAGCGAGTTCATGGCCGAAGAAACGGACCAAGCGGAGCGCCTGCTGAATTGGGGCCTGGAAGAGGATATCTACCCCAACTTCTACGACTCCTCCGAAAGCTGGTTCCGGAACGCCCTGAGAGACGGGATCTCCACCGTGAAGATCTACTGGGCCCGCGAGTGGGAAAAGACCGTCGAAGTCCACAAGATCAAGGCCATGTACAACAAGGGCCAGATGTCCGCGCACGGCGTGGAAGTGCCGATTGATCGCATCAAGACTGAGCAGGAGATCCTGCTGGAGATGTTCGGGCACGCGACCATTAAGCACGGGCTGCTAGTCGTAGACCCTCTTCCCACGCAGAAGTTCCCCGGCGAGCAGATCTTTCCTGAGCTAGTCGGCAAATCGTTCGATATCGAATTCATTGAGGAACGCCGAAAGATGTACGGCGTGGTCGTCATCAACCCCAGCGAGTACGTCGACGAAGTCAATGTCCACGTATATCGCCAGATCCTCAAGCATGACCGGCCCATGGTTGAAGTCATGGAATTCGAAGATCTGCTCGTGCCCTTCCGCACACAAAGCCTGGAAGACGCCGACTGGGTGGCGCAGCAATACTGGCTCTCCAAGAGAGAGGTCAGGGCCCGCTACGAGTCCGGACTCTTCGACATGACGGAAGAAGACTTCGAGCGGCTGATGTCCGTCCGCAAGTCCCGCATGGACGAGATGGAAGACAACGAGGAATTGAAGGAGCAGAAGGATCGCGTCATCGGCGAGGGCGAGAACGAACAGCAGTTCAACACCGCCACCGACGAAGACGGCGAGATTGACGAAGCAACCGACAACAACAAGCTTCTGTTCTTTGAGATCTACATGAAGGACGATGTCGACCAGGACGGCGACCCGATTGAGGTCATATACCATTTAAGCTATGACCTGGATTGTATCGTATCTTGTAGCTATCTAACCGAAGAGTTCCCGCACAACCGGCGTCCCTTCGCGACCATCAAGTACAAGACCATCAGTGACCGCTGGTATGGCCAGGGCATGGGAGAGATCCTCGTCCCGATCCAGCTTGAGGTCAACACAATTGTCAACTACATCAACAACAATCAGGAACTGGTCAACAACCCATTCTTCTTCTACGTCCCGTCGGCCACCATGGTTGACCCCGGCGTCATGAAGAATATATGTCCTGGTGACGGTATCCCGATTGGAGATCCCAATGGTGTCATGTTCCCGAAGTTCCAGCAGCAGCCACTGGCAAATCTTTCTGCTATGGACACACTTCTACTGTTTGCGGATCGTGTCACGATTTCCCCCATGGGTGCCGGGTCGCCACAGGTTCGGAATGCACCTCGTACGGCACGTGGAACGATGTCCCTCCTCGCTGA